TCCAAGGTCTTCATGGACATCTTTCAGGGGACGCCAGTCAAAACCCTTCATTTTTTCGCTTGGAGGGTCTTGGTACTGAGAAACCAAATCCATGGCGCGCTTCACGGTGTCCGACATGCCATCACTCCTTTAGCTTCAGCTTCATGGTAGCAGTCTTGCCATCTTTCGTGAAGCCACGCGTGATGCCGAGAGCTTTCTCGAAATCGAAGCTGTGTTTTGCGCGGACCCGCTTCATCTCGGCGACGTCTTCTGGACGGATGAAGTCCTCAGCGCCTTCGTGATGGACCCAGTCCGGCATGATGCCAACCTTCTGGGGCGCGAACACGGTGTCCTCAGTGCGGGCACCCCGGTTTGCCTCGCCATGCGGGCCATAATTCAGCCAGCTGTTCTGCCCACGGGTCTCGCTTGTCATTGCCATGCGGGCGAGAGGCGAGAACATCGAGGCATGGGCACGCCATGCGTTCTCTTCGCCGTCCGCGCGGAAGCCAACACCCTCTTTGGCGTGGCCGTAGTAGTCATGGATCGCCCGGAAGACGTCGTTCACCGTCACGGGAATGCCATTCCAGTGTTCGCCAGTGCCCTGCAGCATCGGGTTTTTCTGCACGTCTTCGTCCGTGATCTCGCCGCTGCCATATCCGGCATAGGTCGGATAGACCCACATGTGGTGGTTGTTCCTGACGTCCTCCACAGCAAGGCGAGGCGAGGCCAGATAGGGGTCTTCCTGCTTGCTGGGATGCCAGAACTCAGCCTTGAACCCGGCGGCCTTGGCTGCCTGATATTGGGCCATGGTCTCCTTCGCCAGAGCGGCGTACGAAGCCTTCGTCAGGGGGTCGTCCGGATTATCCGTCATGGCATCATAGGCCGCAGCGATGCGCTTGGCGCGACCGGGGTCGACCTTGGCGTACTTGGCTGGTGGATTGTATGGCAGACCAGAGGTCGCCATGTACTGGCGGGCGATCTCACGGATGCGCGGGTCCGGCCCAGCCTGCAGCGATCCGCCGGTTAGCGGGATGCGGATGTTTTGGGGGAGACCCTCGAGAGGTGTTTCACCCTGTGCCGGAAGAACGCCACCGCTTCCTCGTACTCCTCCTGAGACTGGAAGTTCTCCCGCTTGGGGGCGTGCTTGAGGTGTTCCTGCGGTATCTTGTTGACCATTTGTCGGCCCTCCATCTGCTTTTTCTACCATGCCGCCACGCCGGAAAGCGGTCTGTCCGCCAAGGATGCCCTGCCTCAGCTTGTCCGTCATCGGGATCGAGAACCCGGTGTGGCCCTCTGGCAGTTCCATACTGCCCGGCTTGATGTCCGGGTCGTGCTGCTGGGCCAGACGCATGACGCTTTTTGGCAGGATATTGTCGTAATATCCCTTCATGCCCTCGCCGCCCATTTTGAGGTCGTCGCCTTGAACGGTGTGGGCGACGTGATTGCCATAACTAACGTTGTAACCGGGGACGCCGGGCGCTTGCATCAATCTGCCAGACACGTCGGAACCGATGAGGGAACGAAGGTGATCCTCATCTTTGACCTGCACGGCATCGCCCATTTGATTTCCGTTGAGGCCGTACATCAGAAGCCTAGAGCCTTCGATCTTGTCGGGACTAGGTCTGCGCAACTCGATGCGGGAAAGCTTTTTCTCCAGTCCATACCGATCCGCCTGCGCCTGTCCGGGGGTGAAGACGACGTGATCGTAGTTCCCCATGGCGGCTTCATGCATGATGTTCTTCAGCGCCAGATCGGTCCAGTGCTGGGTGTTCTGGACGTAAGGGGCTGCGGGCTTCTTCTCGCTGGTATGGCGCGCGTGTCCGTAATCCAGACCAGCTGCCTGATCTTCCGGAATGCTACGATAGGCGTCCCACATCGCGTCTTGGCTGGGATGCTTTGAAACGGTCTCGCCGGTCTTTGTGTTGAAGATTTCGTACGGGTTCTTTGGGTCATAGAAACCCTTATCCCTGCCCTGCTGCCCCCAGTCGGACTGCATCTCTTCTATGTGAAGGACGCGCTTGTCGAGGCCCGGCTTGTTGTAATACGGGCTTGCGCTCCACCGCATCAGGCGGGAGATGGAAGCAGCTTCCTCAGGCGAGATCACGCCCTTGTTGACGCCAAGTTCGGCAGAGCCAGCGGCCAAATCGCGGACGCCAACACCCATGTGGTCAGCAAGCTTCTGCACAGCAGGACGCATGCTTTCCCGGTCGCCGCCCATCGTGCGGTCGCTCATACGGATGTGGGCTAGAACGTTGTCGTTGTCGCTCCAATGGCTGGATCGATAATCATTTCCCCCGCCGGTCTCCGGAAGCGTCAGCAGGCGCTCCCGATAGTTGGAACCACCCGGAAGGTTGTAGTCCTGATACTCGGTTGGCCGTGGCTCGTTGTCCTCGTTGTATTCGTTGCTCTCGTACTTGACCTGAGGCCCTTTGGTGCGGCGCATGAGAAGGTCGTACTCTGCCTGCTCTGCCTCGCTCTTGGGCTTGTTCCACATCTCATACAGGCGCTTCTCCTGCTCCTTGGAAAGGTAGCTGGGGTTCTCGCCGTACTGGTGAACCTCCATCTTCGGCAGGTTCCGGTCGAAGTGCTTGGCCATGTCCTCGCGGCTGATCTTGTCACCCTCAGGGCGACCGGCGTGCTCAAGCTCTGATGGCTTTGCCCCAAGCTTCTTCGCAGCGGCGATGTACTGGTCGACCGTGCCTTTCTCCTGCGGCAGCCCCCGGATGATCTCTGCGGCTCTGGAGTACAGCCCGTGGTCGGTGACAGTGCGGCCACCGAGTGCCCGGACAGCGCGCAGGCCGCCCATCTTCTGGTAGCCCGCAGCCTTGACGCCATCTAGGTAGGCATCGCCCTCTTGGAAGCCGTCTTGCCCCTCCATGCCCGTTTGGTAGCGCAGCATCGGAATGTACTGGGTGTCTTCATGCTCGATGATGGTGGGCTTCGCGCCCATCCGGTCGAAGCTCTGCAGCGTCATGGAACTGGGTTTCCACTTGCGCATGAACCTGCCGGTGATCCGCATCGGGTGCGCGCTGCCCTGCAGGACGTCACCCACCTCGTATCCGTCGAACACGCCAGCATCGAGCGCCTTCTGGTGCGCTTCCATCATGCTGTTCACGCTGGTCTTCATGTCCCCCATCAGGCCGGTGTGGAACGCCTGCACCTTCTTCTGTTCACGGGCCTGACCCAGATCGGCGATCTCTCCACCATCAGCCTTGGTGATGTCGGGGTCAGTCGGGTCGAACGTGCCTTGGTTGCCGATGGCGCTCTTGATCTGGTGGGGATGGAAGGCGACGTACTCTTTCGACCCATCAGGGCGGTGGGCGATGATGCCATCGAACCCGGAGTTGCGGATGGTGTCCAGCACGTCGTTCTGACCAAACTGGTTGACCATCGTTCCGTACTTACCTTCGTGTACGAACATGTCTCGTACAGTCGCTTTTCCGCTATCCAAAGACGCGAGGAAAGCGTCACGGGCGGCCAACTCGTCGCTATCCGACAGACGGTGCTTCGTGAGGGCCTCCTTGATGTACGCCGCCCACTCGGGGTGCTTCAGGACATCGTCGTGGAACGGCTGCTTCATGCTGACGTTCAGCTTCAGCACCTGACCATGCGGCTTGGCTTCGGTCTGGTCGGCTCGGATGCCCTGAGCAAAGTCACTGGCGATCTTCGGGCTGTCAGACAGGTAGATGCCCGGCCCGTAGTTGCCGAACGCGGAAGGCTTGAAAGCGCGGAAGTCCTGCGAGGCGATGTTCTTGTCGGTGGCCTCTTGGTCGACCTCTGCCGTCCACTTCCCGTCGCCGTGGTAGGTGCTGTTCTCCACGACCTTTGGCGCGTTGCCATGGTACAGGACGTCGGGCACCAGAGGGTGGTTGCCCTGCTGGAAGGCATCCTTGCCACCGATCCCGCCCCCACCAGCATATCCATAGCGGTTCTGGGTCCAGCCCTGCGCCCAGTCGGGGATGCTGTCCCGGCTGAAGGACGGACCCCAGCCGCGCGGATCGCCGACGTCGAAGTGCATGTTGTTGTCGTAGAAGCCGACACCACGGAAGCCCGCATCCCACGCCGCATCTGCCAGCAGCAGTTTCTCTTCCTCTGGCCACCCAGTGGTGTTGAAGTCGAAGGCGTTGCCATGGAGGTGCTGGCTGTCCTTCACGCCATTGGCCGCAGCGTTCTGCTTGGGGTCTCGGTATCCACTGACGATGCCGAAGTCCTGACCGGTCCAAGCGCCCTGCAGGGCGGCCATGGCCTTGGCCGCTGCGGCGCTGATGCCCTCACCATACCCATGCGGCTCAGCCCGCGCAGCGTGCGGCTCCGGGGCTGTGGCGGGGGGCGCGTCCTCACCAGAGATCGACTTGGCCGTGTCGGACAGGCTGGACAGGGATGCGAGGACGTCAGCCTCCTGCTGCGGCGCTTGCCTTGGCGCTTTGGCGACAGCCAGCCGGGGTGCTCCCATCATCATGGGTGCTGGGACGTAGCCACCGGCGGCATGCACCGCTCTGGGCACGTTCGGCATGTACTTCGACGGGGCGATCTGGCCGGGGGCGCGTTCTTGCGCCTGCTTGGCCCGGTTCTTTTCAAGAATGCCGCCCATTGAGTAACCCTTGACCTTTTCGGTTTCCGGGTCGTACCCAAACGGCATCATTCTCTCAGCAGAACTTTTTCCAACGCCAGCTGAGCGACCAACGTTTATGGCCTCACGAACAATATCGGCTTTTTGCGTCGGATCATCATAATCATTCAGACGCTTCTTCCACATTTGCGTGGCATCAGAAGAAAGCCCAAGAGGGCTGGGCATCATCTTACGACCAATATCCCGTTCCGCAGCATCGTATAGCTTTGAGGCGATACCCATTCGCCTAAATTGTGGATGAACCTCCACGCTTGTAGCGTATGGCGCACGGGAGGAAAGGTTCATTTCACCGACTTTTTGACCTTCATGCTCGGCAATGTAGGTATCGTTGTACTGTTTATAGATAGACAACGGACCATCCTGATGCAGAAGCTTTTTCTGCGACCCCTTAGCGGTCAGGAGGGCAGCCCGGATCGCCTTGTCATCAGTCATTTGTCACGCTTCCCTTTGGCCTGAACCTGCATCGCCAGCTTCAGAATGTCGGTCTTGTGATCCTGCTGCTGCATGTCGCGCTCATGCTGCATCCGAACGGCATCGTTCATCCGATCCCGATCCATGTCCATCTGCTTGGACTGCAGGTCTTTCTCACGGTCCAGATCGCGGTTCTCGTCGTTCATCTGGTCGCGCCGGGCAGAGATTTCCATCTGCTTGGCCTTGTTCTGCTCACCCATCAGCTTGGCCTGAAGCTCCATCGGGTGCGGGCCAGCCGGTCCAGCCAGACCCTGCGGTGCGGCGGGTTGCTGCGCCCTCGCCATGGCTGCCTGCGCCGTCATGGTCTTGGCGTCAGCTTCCTGCTTGGCAATCTTGATCTCCTCGATGCCCTTCATCATTTCCGGCGGCATCTGGTTGCGGGCGCTCTCGGGCTTCAGGAACTGCTCGGGGTTTGACCAGCCGATGGCCTTCAGGGCGGCCTTGTCCACGGCGACCTCGTCGTACAGGGCCGGGCTTGCGGCCTGCAGCTGCTTCAGGGCCATGATCTTCATGACGCGCTGGGCGTGGCTGGACGTGTTGGGGTCGGCCTGAGGCACCAGTTCCACGTCTGTCAGGGCCTGCATCAGCTTCTGCTCGTCCCACTGGACGCTGGGCTTGCGGTTGCGCTGCCAGAAGCTCTCGGGGTGTTCGCGGAAGCACTTCACCAGCAGCGTGAACTCTTCGGCCTGCGCGGAGTGCATGCGCTTGTGGACCGCGTTCAGCACCTTCATGGCCTGCTCGATCATCGCCAGCGTCGTGCCAACCGGGGCGTCGGACCGGCCCTCGCCGACCTGAAGCTCAGACGTCCCACCGACACGCATGCCCGTCGTAGCGATGTTCTCGCACAGCGCCATCAGTGCGCCAGACGGTTCCTTGTACGGCAGCGGCATGATGGCGTCGCCGATCCTCTGTCCGCCAGTCTTTACCAGTGCGGCACCACCCGGCGGTACGCGGAACACGTTGGTGTTCTGGCGCGCTCCGCTGTCCGACATCAGGAAGCCGGGGAAGTTGGCGAACATGCCAGCGTCGAGCAGTTCGCGCCATGCGGCGGTCACGGCGTTGGTCGTGTTGCCAAGGATGTGCAGCAGGCCGATGTCGTAGAAGCCCAGACCCGGAACGAATGTGTACTTGACGAACGTCGTGCGCGCTTCCGGCAGGGATGAGGTATCTTCATCGTAGTTCCGTACGATGCTCAGGATTTCGCGCGACGAGATGTCGATGGTCACTCGGTACGGGATTTCCAGACCGGACGGCTTGCCCTTGTGCTTGTGCTCGTAGCCCTTGATGTCCAGTTCGCAATAGACCTCGTAGATTTCGCGGTCACGGTCATCCGGGTTCGAAACGGTGACCGAGATGCCCTGCTGCGACGCCTTGGCTTCCTGTGCGGCGTCGACGGTGACCTCCTTGGGCGTGGAAAGCTCCACGTCGCGATAG